TACAGCTGTTGCAACAATGAGTTATTTCGGTATAATGGAAAGAATAAATGTTTTAGAACATGAAATGCAAATGAAGAATATAGAAATTGTCCAGAATTCTGAGTTTAGAATAAAATGGCCAAGAGGCGAGCTGGGTTCTCTTCCAGCAGATGCAAGACAAGATATGTTGATTGAAGGTTTACAAAGAAATGTTGATGAGCTTAGGCTTATGCAGAACAAGATACATGAATTGACAATTCAAGTTGGTACAATAGAAAGAGTAGTTGAGATTACTAAGGAATAATAATGATATTAACTTATGAAAAAATAAAAGAAACCGTTAAAAGAGATTTGTTAAAAATATTAAAAGAAGAAAAGTCTCATAGTATAGAGATGCTAGTTTATGATATAATGGACGCTAATTCTCAAGGAAATCAGAAAAAAGCAGAAAAGTTATATGGTTTATTATTTCCTAGATTAAGTTCAATGGGTTTTGATAGAAATACGTTGATGAAGATGAGAAATGAAATAAAGAATATAACAGATGATAGAGATGCACAAAAATTTATTGCAAGGTATAAGTTAAGTGATGAATATATATCAACGCATAGAGTTCGCACATATAAGATGATAATAACCGTTCCTTTTGCAACTTCAAAAAATAAAGAAGAGAAAGAAAAGGAATTAAAGTATAATTTAGTTATGAATGATATTAAAATATTGGGTATGAAAGAGTTAGCTGTGGCTGAATTAGGTAATGCTGGTAATATGGGTAAGGCTTTAGATTTAAAGTATCTTATCAAAGTAAAAACAATGTTAAAGCCATCAGATATAGAAAATAATTTACAACCAGAGTATGTTGTAGATAAAATAAAGGAACAAGGCGTTGGCGAAATCTCTAAAAAGAAGTGAAGTAGTTGATTTAGTTACTGAAGCTCCTCACTTAGCAAGGAAGAGAACTAATATTAGTTTGATTGAAAGTATAGCTACCTCAACATTAGTAAATATAAGATATCGTAAAATAGAGACAAATAGAATTATTCAACGTATTGTTGAACCTTATGAATTTAAAAAAGAAGGTGATAAAATATACTTGTATGCTTATGATAGAACAGGTAGATCTAGAGGGACAAAATCTTTTCTATTAGAAAACATATTATCAGCTCAAAAACAAGGAAGGGAATTTATTCCTAGAGTATTTTAATGGATAAACAACAAACAGAAGAATATATTAAATGTCGTAAAGATCCTAACTATTTTATGAAAGAATATGGTAGAATTAGACACCCTATTAAGGGTATTATACCATTCCAATTGTGGGAATTTCAAGAAGAAACATTAGAACAATTTCTTCAAAATTCATATAATATAGTTCTTAAGGGTAGACAATTAGGTATATCTACACTGGTAGCTGGTTATGCTGCTTGGTTGTCAAACTTCTTTAAGAATAAAGAAATATATATATTAGCTACAAAAAGAGATACTGCTCAAAACATGGTTGATAAAGTAAGAGTGTTTTTAGAAGCCATACCAGAATGGATGAGAGCAGAATTCATTACCGATAATAAACAAAGTTTAGAATTAAATAATGGATCCAAAATAAAAGCTTCAGCTTCTACTCCAGATGCGGCTCGTTCAGAAGCTTTGAGTTTATTGATTGTCGATGAGGCAGCTTTTATTAATAAGATGGATAGTATATGGATAGCAGCTCAACCTACATTAGCAACTGGTGGTGATTGTATAGCCTTATCTTCACCTAATGGAGTTGGTAATTGGTTTCACAAGATATATAATGAAGCTGAAGCTGGCGTTACAGAAAAGATAGGTAATAAGATAGTAGGTTTTAACCCAATAAAACTACACTGGTCTGTTCATCCAGATCATGATGATGAATGGGCAAGGGAAACACGTAAGAAGATTGGTGATCAAGCTTTTGCGCAAGAACATGATTGCGACTTTGTACAATCTGGTAATAATGTCATATCATTAAAAGCTCTTGAATATTATTTAAATCATCCAACAGAACAAGAAGAATCAGATGAAGGTTTTCGCCCTTTTGTAAGAGAACCTCAAGAAAAAACATGGGTTGATAAAGGTTTATGGGTATGGAAGTATCCAGATTATAACAAGAAATATCTTATCTCTGCTGATGTAGCTCGTGGTGATGGAGAAGATTATTCAGCTTTTCATGTTATAGATGTTGAAAATTATGAACAAGTGGCTGAGTATAAAGGTAAGGTTGCAACTGATGTTTATGCGCACTTATTACACAACACAGCTGTTCAATATAACAATGCATATATTATTGTTGAAAACGCATCAATGGGACACCATACAGTAATGAAGATTGTAGAGATGGAATATAAGAATATATATTGGACAATAAAAGATTTAGCTAAATTACATGAGAACAATGCAAGAGACCAGTTGTTTTATGATCCATACAACCCCCCTAAGAATGCAGTTCCCGGATTTACAATGTCTTCAAGAACCCGTCCAGCTGCATTAGCAAGACTGGAAGAAGATTTAAGACAACATGAGTTTATATTGCATTCACAAAGAACAATGAAAGAATTAGAAACTTTTATCTTTCATAATGGTAAACCACAGGCATTAGAAGGTTATAATGATGATTTGGTGATGTCATTAGCTATTGGGATGTATGTAAGGAGTACAACAATAAGATTTACTAATACAGAGAATGACTTAACAGAACATTTAGTATCTAATTTATCTTTTAATCCAGTTCCTTATGAGTTTGGTATAACAAATTCAAGACATCAAAAAGAAAACTCATCTTACCAAATGCAATTAGAAAATGGACAAGTTGAGAATTTAAGGTGGTTATTGTAAATATAAGACTATATTTATAATTATATGGATGTTATATTACCTTTTTAAATTTTTGGGGTTTAAAATATGAATGATCATTCAGGTGATTGGCAAGAGTATCAGAAGTATGTTTTAAATGAATTACAAAGACACAATACGTTGTTAGAGAGAATGAATGATAAACTTTCTAAAGTAGACGCAGAAATAGCTACTTTGAAAGTAAAATCTGGATTATGGGGTATGTTAGGAGCGGCAGTCCCTCTCGCTATTGCAATGTCCTTTAAAATATTTAGTCTTTAATAAGAGGTAATATATGGCTAGTAAGTTTGATACATTAAGAAAGATTTTAACAGGCGGTTCAGCTCAATATAAGGTTCCAACAGAAAGACCATCAATGCGTGCTCAAAAGAACGTATTTGATTCTTTTCAAAAAGCTGCATCATCAATATATCAACAAGGCTTGGGTGGCGGAATAGAAAGAGCTGAGAGATATAGAGATTATGATGAAATGGATCATTATCCCGAAGTTTCAAGAGCATTAGATATATATGCTGATGATTCGATGGTTTATGGAGTTGAAGGTAGGGTTTTAGATATATATTCGGAAGATTCAAAAATAAAAGAAGAATTAGAAGAACTTTATTATGAAAGATTAGATATTGATTTTCATTTATGGACATGGATTAGAAACATGGTTAAATATGGAGATCATTTCAATCTTTTAGATTTGATTGAAAAGGAAGGTGTATTAGGTGCTATAGCCTTACCAACCTCTGAAATAGTAAGAGAAGAAGGGTTTAATAATGATCCTAACTCACTTAAATTTAATTGGACAGCACAAGGTAATACATCATTTGAAAATTATCAAGTTTCACACATGAGAATACTTGGTGATGATAGATTTTTACCTTATGGTAGAAGTGTTTTGGACTCTGGTCGTAAGGTATACAAACAACTTATTATGGCAGAAGATGCTATGTTGATTTATAGAATCACAAGAGCACCAGAACGTAGAGTATTCTATGTAGATGTAGGCAATATCCCACCAGCTCAAGTTGATTCATACTTAATGCAAGCAAGAGATAAACTAAAAAGAACTCCATTAGTAAATAAAGATACTGGTAATCAAGATATGAGATTCAATCCAGAGTCTATATTGGAAGATTTCTTTATTCCAGTTCGTGGAGATAGAGGTAGTAAGATTGAAACACTTCCCGGTGGTGAAAACGCAGCTGCTATTGAAGATATTCAATATTTACAAAATAAACTTTTTATATCATTAGGTGTTCCCAAATCATATCTTACAGCTGAAGAAGATTTAGCTGGTAAAGGTACATTAGCACAGGAAGATATTAAGTTTGCTCGCACAATTCAGAGAATACAAAAAATTGTTGTTAGTGAGTTAGCCAAGATTGGTTTGATTCATTTATATCTTAGAGGTTATGATGAATCAGATATATATTCTTTTGATTTGAAGTTAGCTAATCCCTCATCAGTTACAGAGATGATGAATCTTGATTTGATTGATAAAAGATTTAATATAGCTACACAGATGACAGAATCACCATTAGTATCAAAATATTATGTCCAAAAGAACATATTGCAACTTACTAATGAAGAAATGGCTCAAATAAAAATTCAGAGAACAAAAGAAGCTTCTGATGATTTTACTATAGAACAAATTAAGATGGGAGCACAAGAAGAACCAACTGCTGCACCCATAGAACAAACGCCTTCAGCGGAAAGTGAAACCCAAGACGGCGAAAACTCAGATAAAGAGGAAAGTAAGGGGTATTCGTCATTTAAAAATGTTACACCTTATGATCCAATTGGAACTGATGAGTTAGAGGGTTATCCTAAATTTGATTCTTTTGAGAGAAAATTTGAAACATCAATCAATGATCCAGAAACAGCAGCAACTTTAGATTTGGTTTTACAAAAGGATAAGAAAAGAAGAAAAAATAACAAAGATTCATTTAATAAAACTATAACTGAAATAATGAAATTTGATAAAGAAACAAATAGAGTAGTTGAAAATATTAAAAAAGATACGAAAAATAAAGCTTTATCTGATACTGGCAAGATATATTTTGTCACAAAAGATTAATCTTTAATAATTAAATATATATTTATATTAGAATAGAACTACATTTTTGGGGTTTAATTTATGAAACACAATAAGTATAAAAATGTTGGCGTGATTTTTGAATCTTTGATTCATTATGCTATGTATCTTATTTCTGAAGGCAAAACTGAAAAAGCTACAGAAATAATGAAAGTAGTAAGAAATAATTTTATGAAAAAAACAATAGTAGCAGAAGCTTATAATATATATTCTCAACTTTTATATTCTGAAGCTATTAATTATTACCATGCTAGTAAGTTTTACAATAGACTTGTTAAAGAGTACAGAAAATTAGATGAGGGTAAAATAAACGCTTCTTTATCTGCTATCTTTAAACAATTAAAAGAAAACTTTAATATTAAGGAAATAATGGATACAAAAATTCCTAATTATAAATTATTTTCTAGCTTTAGGATAGCATCTAATAAAGATTCACTATATTTATCCCCCAAAAATACTATGACAGTAGAAACTGTTATTATTGAACACTTAGTTAATAATACTGAATTGAAAAAACTTAAAGAAAACAACATAGAAGTTGTTAATAAGAGTTATGATGAGATGAGAACCGATAAGATGGCTACCATCATAGCTTTTAAGAATTTTGAGAAGAATTATAATAGTGAATTGACAGAAGAACAGAAAGAGTGTTTAATAAAATATTATTCATCAGACGATAATAGTTTTAAAGAGTGGGTAAATAAGAAAATTAATTCACTAATGGATGAAATAGCTGACGCTAAGTTAAAAATAGAAAATGAAAATACTATTAAGAAGCTTGATTTAATATCTGAAAAAATATCACATATTAATAATAGTGAAAAAATAGACTCAAATGGTTTCATTGATTTACTAATGTCATTAAAATTATATGAGTATCTTAGATACGTTTAAGGAGAATGTTGATGGCTCACGATACAAATGATCAAGCTGGAAAAACAATAATGACTCTTTGGAACGAGCATTTTTCAGCTTCTCAACCAGAAACAAATCAAGAAGCTACAAATTACAAAAAATACACAACAACCACTCAAAGTAGAAGCGATTATAATAATCAGTATAACGACTTTACCGCTGTTTCTCGATTTTCTGATCTTTTGAGTGAATTAGGGGAAGAAAATAGAGGTAGATTTCCCAATCAATCAATAAAAGCTTCAACTCCTAGTTATACACAGTTTTTTGCAGATCAAGAAAGATTTAGAACACAAACAGAATCTGCTTATACAGAAGTGACTGAAAATACTGGAAGGGAATTTGAATAAACCAGTATGGAAAAACAAGAAGAAATTTCGGTAGCAGGTGCAGTTGCAGGATATAATGCACCTCTATCTGGCGCACCCATAAAGAAAAATATGTCCAAGCCTTTTAATAAAAAGAAGAGGAAAAAGATGAAGAAGAGAAAAGTTCCCTATGATGTGATAGATGAACAATCTCATGAGGTTGTAAGAGATACGATATTTAAAATAATTTTAGAAGGTAGAAATGAAGATAAGATTTCTTATATAATGTCTTTATTTGAGGGAATTAACAAACAAATGGGTGTTAGTATGGGTTACACCAAAAATTTTGTTGTTGATGGTTTAAAGGCTGGTGAATTGGATAAAGCTAAGAAGTTAAGTTTTCGCAGAGCTAAAACTGAACTCAAGCATGTAACTAGATTAATAGATGATCTAGATATGTTGATAAATCAAATTTATGAAATAAGTAATCGTCCAGAAGAAGAGGAAGAGTAATGACAGAAATTATTAAAAATGATCCAAACCTACTTCATTCTTTTTTGTTGTTTGAGTATGATGATGTAAAACCATCTACTTCTAGTGATGGTATTGTTAAGATGAAGGGTATTATTCAAGCAGCTGGAAAACCAAACGCTAATAATAGAATTTATCCAAGACAGATATTAGAAAGAGAAGATAGAAGGTATAGAGAATTAGTAAGAGAAAGAAGAGCTTTAGGTGAATTAGATCACCCAGATAGCCCAATCATTCAACTTGAGAATGTATCTCACTTAGTAACTGATACAGAATGGGATGGTGAAAATCTAATTGGAGAAATTGAAGTTTTAGATACACCAAAAGGACAGATCCTTGGCAAGTTAGTTGAAAGAAGAATAAAATTAGGAATTTCATCAAGAGGTCTTGGTAGTGTAAGAAGAAATAGTGATGGTTATGATATTGTTGAAGATGATTTTAACTTAGTATGTTATGATATGGTTAGTAACCCCTCTACAAGCAATGCATATATGCACTTACAAGAAAGTGCAGCTTATCAAACACTAATGAAACAAAACAAGATTATGAGATTGGATAATATATTAGATGAAATTTTAGGACTTTAATATGAAATTAAAAGATATTTTAAATGAAGCAGGTTACACTGGCCCTTATACTAATTTTCATGGTCGTGCACCTGCTTTATTTTCTGCCTATAATGTTGGTTATAGACCGACACCCGGTAACAACGTTGATGATCAACTAACAAGAACTCTGGATGCTGATAGAGAATCACAGATTATAGACAGAGTTATTGATAAAATCTATAATGAGTACCCAGAATTGGTTAAAGATAAAAAAATAAAGAGACACTTAATACAAATACTAGTTGGTAAAATAACTTCTGGTGAAAAACCAACAAATGTTGATATTAGCAATATTGTCAAAAAACTTTGGAAAGATAAAAAAGTAAAGGTGACATAAAATGCCATTAACACAAAATAGTGTAACAAGACATATAGATCCTAGTGGTGATGAAATAAAAGCTTTTCTTGATGATGATGGAACATATGTTCAAGCTGTAGCTCTTGTTGATGAAAATGGTGATTTAACAACACCCAACAATCCCTATAAAATAAACATTAGTCAAATCAATGGTTCAGCTGGCGATTCATTTGGTAGGCTAAGAGTATCAAATCTATATCCTTTATTTGAAACGACTAGTAGATACGATATAGATAATTCTATTTGGGTAAAAGATCAATTTTTAGGTGGTTCTGTAACACACTCTACAGCTAATGCAACTATACAACTTTCTACAGATACCCAAAATACATCTTCTGCAAAGTTAGTAACAAAGAAGAACTTTAGATATAGTCCCGGCAAAAGTCAATTGATAATGCAAACATTATCTATTGTAAATCCAACAGAAGCAAACTGTGATAGACGTTGGGGATATTTTGATGATAATGATGGTTTATTTTTTGCAATAGAAGGTGGTGTTTTTGGTGTTGTGTTAAGAAGTGGAACACAAAATACATTTATACCACAAACTAGTTTTAACCGTGATACATTGAATGGCAATGGAGCTAGTGGATTTAGTATTGATTTAACCAAAGCCAATATATATCAGATATCCTTTCAGTTTTTGGGTGTAGGAATAGTTGAGTTTGGTGTTTATTCTCCATCTGGTGAGCTTATAGTTGCTCATGTGTTTGAGAATGCCAATCAGAATACATATAGTTATATGGATACAGCTATTTTACCATTGAAGTATGAATGTGTGAACACTGGAGTAGCTGGTGGTAATAGTGGAATAAATTTTTTATGTGCTACGGTAAACTCAGAAGGTAGTAGAGAATCTTTATATACTATATTTGAAAGTATTCAAACACCAGATTTTGTAGCTACAACTAGTTCTGCTGAAAGACCTATTTTATCTATACAATCTAAGCCAGCAGTTAATACGTTGCGTAATAAAGTAGAGGTGGTTCCACAGAATTTATCAATAGCTGCTGATGGAAAGCCTGCAATAATAAGAATATGGAAAAATGTAGCTACGTTGACTAACTCTTCTTTTACCCCAATGCCAAATAGTCAAAGTTCTGTTCAATATGATACTGCAGCTACTGCATTTACTACTGACGCTAATAGTTTCTTAATATCTTCTTATATTGTATACAATGGTCAAAGTGAAGTTATAAATTTAGAAAACATATTTAGTGCTAATAAACAATCTATAACTTACAATAATGCTGATGAAGCGGAGTCTGTAACTATAACAATACAAAGAGCTTCTACAGCTGCAGCTGAAACTTCTGTGTTAGCTTCGTTAAGTTGGGCTGAGATTAGATAATGGGTTTGTTGATGATATGGGACGATATTCATCGTCACATTAAACCAGGCGGTAAAAGAAGCAAACGTGCTAGAGAATGGTTAAATCAGCATATAGAAGATAATTGGTTTAGTGAGAATTGGATGATAAAATTTGGTAATGAAATATTAGAAAAGAAAATACAAACAAAACATAAGGTTTTAGTCCAGCAAAACAAAATGTCTGTAAAAAAAGTATTAGATGGCATTAAAATAAATGTAAATTTTATTAAATAATAAAAAGGTAATTTTGTAATATGTCTATAACTGAAAATTTATTATCGTTTGACGCTGTTGATACCGGTTCAGTTGGCCAATTTTTTCAAGGTGGTGGTGGTACTCCTGGCCTTGATACTGATATTATTATTGCTGGAACTCAAGCTTTTGGTCGCCGTGTAACTAACACAACTAGTCCTGGATCTGGTGTAGGTCCGACTTCAACCGCGAAAGATGTAACTACAGCTGGTACTCACATAGGTGCGTGGCTTTGGGTAACGCAGGT